TACCGCCGCCGGGCTGGTACACAGGCTGGCATATTCCAAGACCCGTATAACCTACAAGGATACACGTTACTAGCATGAACGAAGGAAAAGCAAGGGAACAGATGGCTAGAGCCGACAAGGCCGAAGCCGTATTACGCAATGAAATATTCATAGAGAGTTTTGAGTATTTAGAGAACGAATTTACAAGTGCTTGGAAGCAGAGCGGCATAGGTGACACGGAAGCTAGAGAGCGCCTATATATGCTTTGTCAGAACTTGGAAGCAGTTAAGACCTACATTCACAAGGTAGTGGAAGATGGAAAATTGGCAAAGGCAACATTACAGGAGTTGCACAAACGCCAACAATTTGAGAAAAGGAAATAAGTTATGTCCGACAATCCGCAAGGAACCGGGTCTATTTCATTAAATGATGCAGTTAGCCTTCTAAATACCCCCATCCCGGATAAGGTAGAAGAAGAGCGACCAGAGGAGCAAGAAGCTCCTCAACCGATGGAGGCAGAGGCCGAAGTCACCGAAGAGGACACTCAGCTAGAGGCTGAATCCTACGAGGATGATGAGGATGATGCTGTTGAAGTCGAAGAGTCTGAAGAAGATGATGACTACGAGGACGGAGAAGAGGAACCTCAAGAAACAGTCTACACTGTCAAAGTGGATGGTGAAGAGATAGAGGTCAGCCTTGACGAAGCCCTACAGGGTTATCAGCGACAACAGGCTTTTACAAAGCGTAGTCAGGAAGCCGCCGAAATGCGGAAAGCTGCTGAGAAAGAAGCAGCCGAAGCAAAGCAAGCAAGAGACTACTACGCACAGCAACTTGATGTGCTGGCACAGCAGATTCAACAGACAATTCCTCAGGAACCTGATTGGGTCTCATTAGCAAAAGAGGTCACGGCTGAAGAGTACAACGCAATTAGAGCAGAGTACGATAATCGTCAGGCAAACCTCGCAAAAGTGGAGCAAGAGAGACAGGCACTGTCTCAACAACAGGCCGCTGAACAAGAAAAGATGCTTCACGAGCATCTTAGAGCGCAACGGTCTGACATGCTAAATCGCATCCCTAAATGGAAGGATGACGATGTTAGGAATAAAGAGCGTCTTGAAGTAGTTGAGTATGCTCGTAACATCGGATTTAGCGAACAAGAAGTTGCACAGGCTACAGACGCTAGGGCCGTGGAACTTTTGTACAAAGCGATGCAGTGGGACAATCTACAGCGTAAGAAACCCACGGCTAAAAAACGCGCAAGACAGGCTCCAAAGATGGCTAAAGCTGGACAGCCACGCACAAAGAAACAAGCTGCTAGTCGTTCACGGCAACAGTCTATGACCCGCCTCAATAAAGAGCGGTCTGTAGATGCTGCCGTATCATACTTGATGGGTAACTAGCTTTTAGAAGGAGCAATTAAATGAGTACCTTTACCACATCGTCAGCTATTGGTGAGCGCGAACAGCTTGCCGATGTCATCTATCGGATTGACCCCGATGAAACACCTATCTTCAGCGCACTGAAGAAGGAAACCTCAAACGGTATCTTCACCGAATGGCAAGTTCAGGAATTGGCCGCAGCGTCAGCTACTAACTACGTCAATGAAGGTGCAGACGCCAGTGTTGTTGCTCCAACGGCTACCAGCCGTCTGGGTAACTACCATCAGATCTCAGTCAAAGCAGTAGCTGTATCAAAGACTCTTGATGCAGTTGAAAAAGCTGGCCGTGATCGTGAAGTAGCGTACCAGAAGGTACTGAAATCATTGGAACTTCGTCGTGACATCGAAAAAGCAATCGGTGACACAAACGTGGCTCGTTCCGGTGCAGACCCTCGTAAATCAGCATCACTCATCACTTGGATTACCAATGGTGATTCGCCGGGTGATATGGCCTTCGCTACTGGTGACGGCACAGACGTAGCTGATCTGACTGGTACTGCTCGTGCGTTGACACTGGCTCAGATTGAGACAGCAATGCAAGCAGCTTGGACAGACGGTGGATCGCCAAAGATTATGGCGTGTTCAGCCGCTAACCGGGCTAACTTCTCAGACCTGTCAGCTTCTGGCAACTTGGTCAGCAACGATGTCAACATGACAGCGGCCAAAGAAGTGACCTACGTTGGTTCGACTTCAGTCTTCTTGACTGACTTCGGCACATTGGAAGTCGCTCCTTCACGCTTTATGGGTGACGACAAGGTCTTCTTGATCGACCCAGACTTCGCTGCACTTTGCACCATCAATGGCCGTAATTTCGCCGAAAACGAAATTGCACCAACAGGTGACGCAGAGAAGTTCCAGATTGTGACTGAATGGGCCTTGAAGGTGCTTGCACCTAAAGCCCACGCAGCCGTAATCGGTCTGGACGGATCATAACATTAGAGGGGGCGGCTCTGCCGCCCCTTCATCTCATTGGGGCAAAGTATGAAAAGATCACTAATTAATGATGCCGTTACAGGCAAAAAGATTGACCTAGTCACTGATACTGACGGTTCTCAGCGCATCCAGTCTACACAGAACTTTGACACGTTGATGAAGCTGAACAGTCAGATGAATAACGATTGGCGTCCCGGCAGTTTGCGCGGAACCCAGAAGCACATGCAGCATGTGGCAGAAATACCTAATGTCGTGTATGCTCACCTAGTAGAAAAGTTTGGCAAGCCAAGCGAAAACCCAAAGGCGTGGAAGCAATGGCTGAATGACAGCGAAAACCGCGCTTTTAGAACTGGTGGTGGACAAGTTTAATGGCTATTGCATCTTACGCAGACTTACAGACATCTATCGCCAACTTTCTGGCTCGTGATGATTTAACCGCACAGATACCTAACTTTATTCAGTTAGCTGAAGCGCGTATCAATCGTGAGTTGGAAACTCGTGAGCAAGAGAAGCGCGTACAGGCAACTCTTGTTGCTGGCGATGAGTACATTGCTCTGCCTACAGATTTGCGTGAGGTCAGAGAAGTTAAGCTGAATACAAGCCCACTAACGGTTCTGTCCTACGCATCACCTACAGGACTTGATACGCAGTATTCAAGCAATGGTCAGGGCAAGCCACAAGGCTACAGCATAGTTGGCAAGGAGATGAAGGTTCGTCCCGTGCCAGACAGTGGCTACACAATGGAGATTATTTACATTGGCAATGTTGACACATTGTCTGATGTTAGCACTCCTACACTGTTCATACGTTCACCTGACTTGTATTTGTACGGCGCACTAACAGAAGCATATGTGTATCTGTTGGATGAGCAGAGAGCCGCGCAGTATGATGAGAAGTTCACTCGTGCTATAAATGAGGTGCGGATGGACGAAGAGCGTTCACACTATGGCACAGGGCCACTACAAACTAAATCTGTCTACTTACGGCAGAATGTAACAGCGGAGAAGTAACACATGTCTGCAATGAGTGATTATTTAGAGAACGAGATTCTCGACCATATCTTAGGAACTGGCGCATATACGATGCCATCGTCTGTGTATGTCGGCTTGGCAACTGCCACGTTTGCCGATGATAACAGTGGCACAGAGTTGACTGGCAACGGTTATGCCCGTGTAGCGGCTACGTTTAATGCAGCGGCTTCTGGAACGGCTGACAATGATGCAGCTATTGAGTTTTCAGCAGCCACGGCAAGCTGGGGTACAGTCAGTCACTTTGGTTTGTTTGATGCAAGCACTGGCGGCAATCTTTTGATACACGGTGCTTTCACTACAGCGAAGCTGATTGATTCGGGTGACATCCTAAAGATTTCTGCTGGTGATTTAGACATCTCAGCGGCATAGGTGTAGCTAATGGCTACAGGCACCCCCAGTTTAGACAACTTTACTAGCAGCATTGATGCGCTTCCATATTCGCTGGACAGCGCATTACTGCTTACTAAGGTTGACTGGTCTAACCCAACATTAGAGCAGTTAGACAACTGGGGTACGCTTGAGCAGTTAGACACCTTCGGCAACCTTGAGCAACTAGCCAGCCTTGATGTTAAGCATTTTCAAGGCACTGCTACGGCTGCAATAACAGTAGCAGCGGCTATACAATTTGCGATTGAAATGCCAGCAGCGGTATCTATCTCCGCATCCGCTACGGCAGATAACACTCGCATACGCACTATGTCAGGCTCTGTGACAGGCGCTGCCAGCTTTGCCGCTGTTATAACTCCTGTACGCACCGTAGACGCCTCTGTAAGCGTTGCTGTTACGGAATCTACCGTATCCACTCGTATACGCACTGACACCGCGTCTGAGGCGATTGCTGTTAGCGCCACATCAGATTCAAACTACCTGTTTAATGTTAATGGCGCTGTATCTATAGCAACAACGACAACTGGCGCAGCAAATGGTATATTTGCTATGCCGGGTGAGACAGAGGCTGCTATCACTGTTTCATGTGAAGCAAAGCGGCTTGGTGAGGAGTGGAGTGTAGTTGCGCCGGGTACAGAGGTTTGGGCTGACATTCCTGTTGGAAGTGAGATCTGGACTATACAATCAGTTGGCACAGAGGTTTGGGCGTTACAATGATACAGTTTGGCGAATGGCTGCCTGACCAGCCTGATTTTACAAATGCTGGTGTCGTAGAGGCCACAAACGTGGTTCCGGCATATAATGGTTATCGCAGCTTTAACGACTTTGTCGATTATTCAAATGCTGGCTCAAACACTTTGTTAAATGTGTTTGCTGCAAAAGACAATGATGGTACCGTGCGTCTATTTGCTGGCGACCAAGGCAAGCTGTATTTGTTCAATGCTGGCACAACAAACCTAGATGATGTCAGTAAAGCGGGAACACCAGCTTACGATTTGGAAAGTAATGAGCGTTGGCGGTTTGTGCAGTTTGGTGACGTACTTATTGCATCAGGCGGTATCGGAGAAGAACTACAAAAGTTTCAACTAGGCACTGATAGCGCATTTTCTAATTTATCTGGCACCCCGCCAAAAGCAGACTTTTTGACAGTTGTGCGTGATTTTGTGTGGACAGGCAATATTGATGAGGGTTCTGGTCGTGTGCCATACCGCGTTAAATGGTCAGGCTTTAACGATCAGACAAGCTGGACGGCTGGCACGGATCAGTCTGACTTCCAAGATATTCCAGATGCTGGTGCCATTACTGGTATGGTTGGCGGTGAATACTGCACCATATTGATGGAACGTGCGATTGTTCGCGCCACATACTCAGGCCCACCACTTATCTTCCAGTTCGACAAGGTTGAGACTGCCAGAGGTTGTCAGGTGCCGGGTTCTGTGTGCAACATTGGACACAACATATTCTATTTGTCTGATGACGGCTTCTATATGTTTGATGGCTCACGTTCTCAGCCTATCGGCGCAGAAAAAGTAGACAGGTTCTTTTTAGAGGAAGATTTTAACTTCTCATATAAGGACAAGATGACATCTACTGTTGACCCGCAAAACCAGCTTGCTGTGTGGTCATATGTGTCAAATAGTTCGCTAGATTCTCAGCCAGACAGGTTGTTAATATTTAACTATGCTTTGAACAGATGGTCATTGGTCAAGGTTAAAAACGATCTAGTGGCACCGTTCTTTACGGCTGGCTATTCACTAGAGCAGCTAGACAACATCAACACCAGTCTAGACGCTTTGCCAGCATCACTGGATAGCGCACTATACAAAGGCGGTCAGTACCTGTTTGGTGGCGCAAATGGCGCTAAAATAGCGGCTTTTTCTGGAGATCCGATGGAAGCAACTATCGTAACAGGTGAGGCGGCTATAAAGGTTGGAAATCACTCTATTGTTACGCGCATTTATCCGTATCACGAGGGCGGCTCTGTGGACTTGTCAGTAGGCCTTAGAGGCACACCAACAGACACGGTAAACTTTCAAAATGGCGGTGCTACAAATACATCTGGGTTTGTGCCATTCAGAGCGCATGACAGATACCACCGTGTTAAGATGGTATTGAGTGGCTTATGGTCATACGCACACGGCGTTGACGTTGATGTAAGGCCAGTGGGGCGCAGATGACAACAGCACAACGTAATGTAAACTTTCGCACGTTAAACCCTGTCACAGCTACCACAAGAGAAGTGTCAGAGGTGCTGAACAGGACTATTGATGGCGGATTAAATAGTATTGGGTATGCTACGCTCACATCAGGCACAACAACCACTACTGTAAGCGACCCCAGATACGGGGTGGAAAGTATCGTATTTTTTACCGGCTACAACGAAACGCTAGAACACAGTTTACCTTTTGTTAAAAGCACTAGCACCAATGGGACGATGATAATTGAACACAAAAATCACGGACATGACGTTGACGTTGCATACCTCATTATTGGATGAGTTTGAGAGATTAGCGCATCATATTGATGCTGCTTTGGCATATTCGGGTGACACACATAGTTCGCTAGATGTGTTAGATGCTATAAAGGACGGTAAAGCGCAGTTTTTCCCATTGGAAAATTCTGTTATAGTGACGGAGATAGTTGACTACCCGAAAAAAGCCGTGTGTCGCATTTGGTTGGCTGGCGGTGATATGGGTGAATTAGTAAAGGCTGAAAAAGAGCTAGTGAAGTGGGCAAGAGACCACGGATGTAGCGGAATGGAAATCATCGGGCGCAAAGGCTGGGAACGGCAGTTAAGAGATTACAGCCCAGCGTCAACTGTACTAACAAAGGAAATATGAGATGAGCAAAGGCGGCGGCAACACAAGAACGGTACAGGCGGGTTCAACAGAACCGCCAGCTTTTCAGAAGCCATTCCTAGAGTATGGCCTTTCTCAAGCGAAACAGCTTTATGAATCAGGCGCACCTCAGTATTTTCCGGGTCAGACAGTTGTAGGCTACTCACCAGAATCTGAGATGGCACTGCAAGGTATTCGTCAGCAAGCCATATCTGGTAGCCCCTTCATTCAAGGCGTACAAGATGTCGTTATGCAGAACTTGATGGGTACAAACCCGCTGCAATCAGCCGCCTTTCGCCCGGTAGTCGAGCAAGTACAGGCAGAAGCATCTAAGGCTGGCCGCTATGGCTCTGGCTATCAGCAAGCTGCATTGGCACAGGCACTGGCACCAATGGCGTTGCAAGCACAGCAACAGGCGATTGCACAGGCACCAGCAGCGCGTCAGTTTGGGTTTGCTGATCTTGAGACACTAGCTGGTGTTGGTGCGGCTCGTGAGGCTCAACAGCAAGCAGAACTTTCAGCAGACATTGAACGGTTCCAGTTTGAGCAAGCACGGCCAGCAGAAAAACTACAGCAATATCTTGCGGCTGTTCGTGGCGGTGAGATGGGTCAGACCACATACGAAACACAACAGCGTCAGCCACTTACAAGCATCCTTGGCGGTGCTTTGTCAGGCGCACAGCTTGGCGGTATGGTGCCGGGAATGAGTGCCGGTGCTGGCGCTGGTCTAGGTGCTTTAGCAGGGTTGCTAGGTTAGGAGAGTTAGATGAGTCCTTTTCTTAGAGGTATGACAGGCCAACAAATGGGCGTTGGACGTAGGTCACTGGCTCAGATGCTGGCTCCGGCTACGGCACCTACACCTACCACTGCTGGGCCTACAATGGCCGCTGCACAGCCTCTAGACATTGCCGGGCTACGCAGACAGGTACTGGCACAAACAGCCGCTCCTACAGCGCCCCAATCGCGTCAGGCATTGTTGGCTAAATACGGCTTGGCACCGACTGCCCCTGCTCCAAAGCCATCGCCTATGCAACGCCTGTCATCCGCAATGCCAGCGGCTGGTACGCCTCAGATGGCTGGTTTAGGCGCTGCTGGTCGAGCTATGCTGGAGATGAGCGGTTACCAGCCAATAGCACAGGCACCTAGCATTGGTCAGATACTGGCACGGTCAGCAGAGGCTGGCATTGGTGCTATGGAGAAAAAACAAGAGGCAGAGCAAGCTAGAGCGCAAGCAGAAGCCGAAGCACAAGCAGCCGCTGAACAGCAAAAGTATGAGCGTGAACAAGAGGCAAAGAAGTTTGGTTTAGAAGAAAAAAAGTTTGCTTTTGAACAGGAACAGGCAAATAGAGAAACTGGCAAGGCTCTTGGGTTTAAACTTCAAGATGTTAAACATCCAGACGGTACTATAGGTAAGGCTGAAGTTACATATGTAACACCCGGAAGCCCAGAGGCAGAGGCGTTAAATGCAGACCAGTATGGTCGTGTTGTGCGATGGGATACATTTCTACCTAAAGATGTAAAGAAGACTGAACTTGAGCCTGTCGAGGGCGTGTTCCTTGAAAATGGTGAAAAGTCAAAGAAACGTGTATACAGAAAAACAACAGCAGAAGGCGGCTATGTTACAGTAGTTGAAGACCCAGATGCGGAAGGCGGTTTCCGTCCAGTAAAGGATACCGAAGAATTTATTTCTTCCGAAAACATAGACCGTGAAGCATTAAGCATAAAAGAGGTTAAAAACCTTGCTAATGAAACAAGAACACAGAGCAGAGGCGTAAAAACTTTAAATAAATTATATACAGACTTGGACGCAGTAGAAGGCGGTTTTGCTGGCCTTGCTACATCTCTTTCAGCAAAGGCAAAGACGCTTGTTGGCAAAGAATTGACACCAAAAGAAATCGCACGACAGCTTGCTATTGGTATGCAACAGGGCGTTCTTGGTCAGGTTCGCGTAGATGTTCTTGGCCCCGGCGTTATGACTGAGCAAGATGCTGAGCGTCTGATTCAATACTTAGGTGGGGATTTAAGGAATCTATCAACTGACCCACAAACAGTAAAAGTTGCCATAGGCAAGGTATTGAAAGATAAATCTAATGACTACAATACAGACTTACCTTTCTATCAGCGTCAAAGGTCTTTGAGTACAAGCGCATCAACACTTCCGAACTTCAAGCCAGTAGAGATACCAGATATACGCGACCCAGCCGCTGAAGTTCTTGCTGGCCCAGACCAACCAAGCCCTAATGTTGACGCATTGGTTGATAGCTATTTAGAAGGACAGCAAGGTGGCTGATTTAGACAGATTAAAAGCGGCTTTTATGAAGGCGCATGAAGCTGGTAATGCAGAAGACGCTCGTGTTCTTGCTGGTGAGATTAAACGTCTACAACAGCAAAAACCAGCAGTGAAAGCGCCAAAGCCATCAGGCGCGCCTACCGCTAAACAGCAGATGATGTTTATGCCAGATGAGTTTACTGGCGAGGCCACAGCAGAGGCTAAAGAGTTTCTGCCGGGGTTTGGCACAGCCGCGTTGCAAGGCCTGACATTCGGTTTATCTGATGAGATTGGTGCTGGTGTTGAGGGATTGAAAGCATTAGCCCGTGGTGAAGATTTTATGCCAGCCGCTAAAGCTCGTATGGCAGAATCTTCTGCTGAGAGAGCCGCATTTAGAGAGCAGTACCCTAAGTCAGCTATTGCTGGCGAGATACTTGGCTCATTACCTATGGGCGTTGCTGGCGGTGTCAAACTGGCCGCAAGACAAGCCGCTAAAGGAACTGGTCGGTTGCTATCAGGCGCACAACAAGCGGCGTTGGCTGGCGCTGGCGGCGCTCTAGCTGGTGCTGGTGGCGCAGAGGGCGGTATTGAGCAGAGAGCGAAGTCTGCGGCTATTTCTGGGCTTATTGGCGGTGGTTTAGGTGCGGCTGGTGCGGCACTGCCGACAGGTGCTACACGAGAAGTTCGTGGTTTACTTGATGAAGGTGTGCCGTTGACTGTTGGGCAGCAGTTGAGCGGCCCAGTAGAGTATGCAGAAAACCTTTTAGGCAAGACACTTGTTGGTGACATTGCTGGTATTTCTGGCGCACAAAGAAAAGCATTTGCAGGTTTCAGCAAAAACTTCATACAAGACGCTCTTGAGCCTATTGGTGTAAAGATACCTAAAGATATGGGCGTTAAAGAAGCAGCCAAATTTGCAGAAAAGACCATAAAGTCGAACTTTAAGGCAGCAGTAGATAAAGCAAATTTATCTGATGCGTCTCCTGTTCTTGAGATGATGGAAGCCGCTATAAAGCCTAAGTCTATTGGCGATATAGACTTGAATCTTGACGACATAAAAGAGGTCAGAAACATCCTGCAAAAGTCTGTTGCTTCAAACATATTTGAAAATCAGATGACTGGTCAGATGGTGCAAAAATCACTAAAGGCTCTAAACAGCGCAACAAAAAAAGCCGACCTTAGTGATAACGCAAAGCAGGTGATAAGAACCGCAAAAGAAAATTTGGAAGGCATACTTGTTTCTCAGAACAGAAACAACGAAACACTCATCAACGCCAGAAAAGCGTACAGAAATATGTTCCCGATGAAAGCCGCTGTAAAGAAAGGTGGCAAGAGGGGCGCGTTTACACCACAGCAAGCGGCAGAGGCATTAGAGTCAGCTAAATATGCTGATTCTCCTATGTATGAGGGTGTTAGGAGAGCGGAGGGCGTTTTGACTGGCTCTGTGCCTTCACCAGAAGGAACCGCTGGTTTGCTTACATTGCCTAAACTAGCTACAGGTGGCGGTTTATACGCTGCTGGCGCTCAGGCATTACCAGCGCTGGCTGGACTTGCCTCTATCTACAGAACAGGCCCAGCAGGGGCCGCTGCCGCTAGGGAGATACTATCAACGCCGGGATACTTAGCAAGGTCACTGGCCGCTGCACCAGCCGTATCTGGCATGACAGGTGGTCTACTAGCAGAACAGTAGGAATGATGCTATAAAGGGGTAATGCCTCTAGGAGAACAATATGGCAAAGAACAGCATACGCGATTACGATGCTACTAACGCAAATAACTCTGATATTCAGTCAATCGACATCAGCGAGGGCTGTTCCCCGGCTGGCATTAACAATGCCATCCGCGAGATTATGGCTGACACGGCTGATTTCGTTAGCGGCACCGTAGGTATAAACGTACTTAGCCTCACAGATGACGCCAACACTTACGCGATGAAGTTTCAGGCACCAGCCACGCTGACTGCCACAGCCACGTTCACACTGCCGGATGGTGACGGCACTAGCGGCCAGACGCTCATTACTAACGGCGCTGGCACGTTAAGCTGGGGCGCTGGCGGCGGCGGCTCGTTCTTGGGCGATAGCGGTGGTGGCACGGCTGACATTGTGCGGGTGCATGAGGAACAGCTAGACACGGACATTACGGTTGCGGCTAACACAAACGGTTTAGCGGCTGGCCCTTTAAC